AACTCAACGTCTAACCACTGCATATCAGTAGTTAGTTTTCCCTGTTCAAGATAAGACTTGTTCCACTGTGACTCCAAGTCTATTTTCTTGGCCAGAAGTGATTGGGACAATGATGTCACGTTCAACCTCCTCATAGGTTATATAGAAAAAATTACTAATCTGTTTATGAGTAATCATTTTTTCTAATTGCTCTTTACTTGTTTTTCCCAGAAAGTCAAGTACTTTCTGATGTAAAGATTCTGTAGTGTTTATGGGTTCAGATTCCAATGTAAATTGGATCTTAATGCTGTTTGTAAATATTTTTATTAGGTAGGTCATCTTCTCACGGATGTCTTTATATTGATTTACAGGGCGAGTCAAGCTCGCCCCATAAAAAAAAGTTCTTATGCTCCTGGTGAACCGAAAGCGCCTCTAGGGTCAGAAAAGCCGAAGCTGTATCTTTCTCTAGCTTTATATCTTACGTTGCCAGTTTCAAAGTCACCTTCCATAGAAGTTCTAATTGGTGATCTTTCAAAGTACTTTAAGCCATTTGGTACATCTGTCATGATAAAGAATGCATCAGAATCAGTTAAGTAATGGTTCACAACATAACCTTGTGGAATCATTCCTTTGTTTCTAATTGCATTGATATCATTGTCAGCTGTTCCAACTCTACCAGCAGAAGACATTAATCTGTCTGCAGTAAATTGTGATTCAGAAGGGATGATTAATTTCATTCCTTGAGCCGCAATTTTTAAACCTCTTTCATCTGTGAAAGCAGCAATATCTATTAAAGACTGCTCTAAAGATGTTTCATTTAAATCAGCTGCTGTTGCAAGCGTGTTTCTAAATGATCCAGAGATTGTAGCGTGAGTCGTAGAGAATAAAGGAGATCCGTCACCACCTAAAAAGTTAGTGCTGAATCCGTTATTCAATACGTTAGCCGCAGTTACCTGCTTTGTATTCGCCATAGATCTTGCTAAAGCTTTTGTATATCTAGACGCTAGTCTATCATACAAATTGTCCTCGATCGCTTCTTCAGTGATCGCGAATGCTAAAGCAATAGTATTATGCGTATACCTTGCAGTGAAAGTTTCTTGTGCCTGATCGTAATTGACACCAGATCCTTCAGCTTTGATGGCAGCGTTTCCGAAACCTGATAACATAACTTCTTCTTCAAAAGCTCTGTCAGAAGTTTCTTTTACGAAGATTTCTTCGTGTTCGCTGTCATAACGTTTATATTCAAGTCCAAACAGAGCGTTTAAACCTGGTTCTAGTTCTTTAACTAGTTGTGATCTTGAGATAGCCATAGTTTATTCTCCTGTTATAGTAATTGAGTACCTTTAGACAATCTAACAATATAATCTTCATTTGTTACATTCTCTTCGTTACCTACAAACGGTGATACATTCACCACTGTCACTTGTCCACCACTTGCAGCGGCTGAAGTTCCTAAATCAAGGTAAGCACCAGAAATACCATTGTTGGTATTACCTGCTGCATACACTTGTTTAAAAGTTACTCCAACTGCAGTGTTTCCTAGAGCAGTTCCTGTAGATTTAACGAGGTACAATTGATTTGGATCGTTAACTACATACGCGTAAATGTTACCTTGTGTAACATCTGTTTGTTTGTAGAAATTTCTCCAAGTTGGTTTTTTTGTCGATGGGTCTGATTCTATCAGGCAACCATTGAATACGCCAAAAACGCTAGTTAGAGCTGAAGTATCAACTACGATAACTCCGCCAGTAACGTTTAGCTTAACAAGGTCTCCTTGAAAAATAGACGAGCTGTAGTTGTCCACGATCTCATATTGATCCTGTCCGCCTGCAGCTGGATTCCCACCAAGTTTGCCTAACGGTCTAAAACCGAAAGCGACTGTTGAGTTTGCCATATTTATTTTCTCCTTAAGTTTATTTTAAACTTTGTGGTTAGGAATTACTAAATGATTAGTTTTTCTTTGAGCCACCAAAAGTTACACGAGTTTGCCTATCTTTGCTGATGGGCATACTTGGGTGCTGTTCCTTAAAGGGATCGTTTGCAATAGCTTCTTCTCGGTCTTGAGTTCTTTTTGCAAAGTACTCTTCGCGAGATTTTGCGATCTCTTCGGGTATCCTAGCCAGCACTAGGCCGCCAACTCCAATGACTCCTGCGTATTTTCCGTCTTTGACTTGTGGGTAATTAGAGTCAGGATATTCATCCGCTCTAACAAATTCCCAACCAGATCTCAATTTGCCTGATATGTTCTTCGTATCATCGAAGCCCACACTTTCGGCTCTTATCCATCTATGTCTAAATCCGTCTGGCGCAGGTGGTGCATCCAGAGATGATGGTGGAGTCCAAACTTTTGGTCTTTCATTTTTGACCATAGTTTCGCTCGCACGGGAAGTCTTAATGTTTTTATCTTTTTCCATATGCCTATACCTCCTTCGTGGTTAAATGTTTCGCATATTCTTCAAGTGGCACACCTAATCTTTTAGCAATTGCTACCTGTGATGGTGTGAGTTTCACAGTTTTTTTGCGTCCTGATTGGCTAGGACGATTAGCCGAAGCTACAGTTTGAGCAGGTTTTGCTCTTTCCGTAGTTGTAGTTGTTTCCTTTGTAGCAAATTTGTGGGGAAATTCAAGTCTTATTCTCTTATCAATTTCCTCATAATATTCATCACTTTTTGGATCTATACCTTCTTCTTCTACAAGTTTTTTATGCAGATCAAACGCAGTGTAAGTCATTGCGGAATCTTGGCCAAACCAATTATTTTTGGCTGCCCAATCTTCTGCTTTAGGATCTACTCGTGCAGTTTGCGTAGTTTGTTGAGGTGTAATATTAACCTCTTTTTGTCTAGCTACAGAATCTTCTTGAGCAACTTTCATTGTTCTTAATCTTGCAGCTTCCATAGTTAATTCAGCAATTTGTTGCTGTGCATTAACTTGACCATCTACGTCTTGACCATCTATTGCTGATTTAAGAGCTATTTTAGCATTTGCTAAACTAGCATTAACTCTAGTTTCAAATTCAGATACATATCTTTGATCTGTTTTTAATATTCTAGATTCAATTTGATCTTTTTCTCTTTTTACAGATTGAGCATACGATACTGCTTCTTCTCTTTGTCTTTCAGCTTCTCGCATTTTTTGAGTTAGTTTAGCAATACGTTTTTTAACGCCTTCGCTATACTCTTCTAACTCATCTTTTTTCTCTGCAGTTTTTTCAACTTTTGCTTCAACAACAGGTTTTTCTTCCTCTTGTATGACTTCAATCTTCTCTTCCTTTTTCTCTTCTGCAACGGCTTTCGTCTGCTCGTTGTTGTCCAATGTAACTTCAGCGCCTTCTTCCTCGCCGACATCTATCATTGGATCTTTTTTCTTATCTTCTATTGGCATAGTGCCTCCTATGTTTAAATATGATGAAGAACATCTTCAGGATTTTTTATAGTCCCAAGTACTTCGTCATCGTTTAGTAGTCGCACTTCTCCACCTTCTATTGGTAATCTTGAACCCGCATAACGAGCAAAAATTACCCAATCTCCTTTTTTACACCATGGACCTTTTGGATAACGTTCTTTATCGTAGTACGCTAACGGTCCAATTTTTAAAACATAACCACAGTTTGTAGCTATTCTTAATTTATCTAATGATTCTTGTGCAATAATAATTCCACCTTTAGTTTTATCTTTAGGTGTAAATGGTAATACTAATAATCTCCAACCAGATGGTTCAGGTAAACTATCAACTAAAGATTCAGAAATGTTTTCTGCTCTTATAGTTTTATCTTCAATTTTTTTATTTTCTTCTTGATATTTTTCTTCAAGACCTAGAACAGTCTTTGGTATTTCAGTCGAGTTTAATAACGTTTCCGGCATCTTGTTTTAGCTCCTTTGTGTTTAGCAGGTTAGAGATTTCCTGTAATAAAAATTCATATGTACGAATTTGTCCAAGTATATACTTGTATTCTTCCATATTGTCAACACCACCTGAAGTAATCATGGTTGTTAAATTAGTCAACTGGGCCTTCATGTATCTTTGTAATTTACTTGCTACATCTACTTCATTCATCACCTTCTCCTTTTGTTGTTTATATTAACAATTCCACTTACGTAGAGATTTATTAATTCTTGAATTTGGGTCTCTTGCAGTTTTAGCTGATGTTAATTTACTTTTCATTCCAGACATTCTAGCACAAAAAGATTTTCTTCTATTAGCTGATTTAGATCCTTTTTTTAATTTACTTGGTTTAGTAGTTACAGCCATAGATAATTTAGAACCGGGATTCGCGGCTCTATAAGATGCAATACCTTTTCTATTTAAACCACCAGATTCAGATTTACCTTCCTTACGTTGCCATGCAGGAGTACCACCATTTTTAAAAGCTATTCCTCTTCCTCTTAAAGAAACATCACCCATTAGAAATATTTAGTTGTCTTTCTTCTATTTGACATTACTTTTCCACAACCTTTAGCAATACCACCTCTAGCCATCATACTAGATTTTTTAATAACTCTTTTTCTTTTATCTAGATTTGCACCAGCAGAAACCATTTTACCAAATTTAGTTTCTTTATATCCTTTTTTCTCTAATTTAGTTTCTTTAGCTTCCATAACTTTAGATTCTTTATTTTCATGAGCCATAGATTCATCCATAGCCATTCCACCTTTAGCTTTCTTTTTAGGAAATCCAGCTTTCATATTTGAATAAGCTTCTTTAGAAATAGTAGTTTCAGATTTAGGTCTTGAGATACCTAATTTTTTTCTTCTATTAATATTTGCCCATAAACCTTGTTTAGCCATTACTTCCAACCTTTTTTAGCAAGTTTAGGAAGTCCTTTTTTAACAAGTCCACCTTTTTTATATTCTGATTCTGCTATGAATTCATCACCTGAAGATGCTTGACCAGCTTCTTTTGGATATTTTAATCTTCTATCTCTAATTTCTTGAAGATCTTCTTTTGCTTTTTGAATTCTTTTTGAATCTCCAAGTTTCTCTTCCATTTCTAAAATTTTTTCTGCTCCTTCTTCATTTTTGAAATTTAATTTATTAGTTTCACCTACGTTTTTAGATATAGAAGCTTTTAATTTAGTTATTTTATTACTTTTAGGTTTTACTCCTCTAATTACGCTAATACCTTTTAAAATAGTGCCTGCCATTATCTTTTACCTTTCATCATTTTACCTTTTTTACCTTTAGACATTCTAGCAGTAATAACGTCAGCATAAGTTGTTTTTCCATCTTTATTTAGATCTGGAAATTTACCTTTAGCCATTCCACCTTTTAACATTTGTGCTCTTGGTCTTATTTTATAATCGTTTCTCATTTTAGTTCTCCTTATCCGTTTTCTTGGTTATTATTTACCGGTTTGTTCGCCATAGTGCGTGCAACCGATTCCGCGCTTCGTCCCACAACGTAACCTCCCAGACCAATTTGTAAAAGTGTCCATACGTCTCCTGGAAGAGTTATTGTTATAGAAGCTTTAAAAAAAAATAATATAACAGGTCCTAATACATAGTTCCATATTAATATAAATATTAATACGTACATTAATAAAGGTCTCCAGCTAGATGCAAACCATCCAGCTTTTGCTTCAGCTTCAATAATTTTTGCTGCAGCTTGTAATTCTTGTGTATTAGATTGTAGTAATTGAGTTTGTAAATCTGCTTTTAACTTTGCTTGTAAATCTTTATCAGGGACTGACTTTTCAATAGTTGAAAAAAGAATTTTTGCTAAAGGTGCTACAGCTCCTAACATTTGAATCATGATTTAGTACCACTTTGCTTTACGTTTTTTCTCTGGAAGCATTGCTCTTTGTCCACCAACTTGTTCAAGTTGTGTTTCTTGTGGGTTAGTCATTTCAACTTCAACTGCTTGTGCGTAACCATCACTATTTAAAAATTGAGAATGGTTAACTTGATTACCAAATTCTGATCTTGATGTACCATTTACTGAACCACCTTTTGCCATTGGTTTTCTAGACATTCCTGCTTCTGATAATGCTATAGCAATTGCTTGTTTTGGACTTTTTACTTTTTTAGAAGATTGTCCAATATTAAGTTCGCCTTTTTTAAACTCTTTCATAACTTTACTAATTTTTTTTTGACCGTTTTTCATATTACATTCCTCTTATTTTCATTTGTTGGACGCCTTGTTTTGCAAGACTTACTCCAGCACGCAGTTTAGCTAATTCTTCAGTTTGATCAAGCTTATTTTCTTCATTTGTTTGATTCATCATAGCTTTCATTTTATCTAAATTAAGTCTTTCTTCAGCTTCTTTACGTTTTTGCTCGTTTTCCATAGCTTTTAAGTCAACTTCTCGTGATTTTAACTTTAAAAGTGGGTCAGAATCAAACTGTCCAACCAATTTATTCTCTTCATCAGCATAATCTTTAGTCATTTCAGCTATTAATTGAGCTTTTCTTGATTCAATTTGAATAGTAATGCTTTGAATTTGTTGCGCGGCCTGTGGATTCATCTGTGCTTGCTGTTGCAGCATAGGTAATTGCTGTAATTCTTGTACAAATTCTATTTGAACTTGTTCTTGAGCCATAATTGAGATGTGTTCAAGTATATTTCTTTGAATAGACATTATAGTTGCAGGATTATTTTTAACCATATTCAATTGCATAAAATTTAAATGAGCTTCAATATGTGATTTATGGTCTTGTCCTGGAAATGCTTGATAAGGTTGACCTGACATTGAAGTAATATGTTCTAAACTTGGATCCATTGGCATTGGTTGTTTTGGTGATGGAAGAATTAAATCTATATTTTTAATTCCAATTGCTTCATACATTGATCTGTATGCTTGATAGATGTCATGAATCTGTGGATTAGATTGAGCAAGTTGTAATTGTGTTTGTGCTAAACTAATTCTTTGAGATTGTGAAAATATATTTGGATCTGCTACCGGTAAAATATCAATCTTCTCATCAAAGTCTGTAACTTTAATTTCTCTTGTTCCACCAACAACATCATATGGATAATTAGGTGGTAAATAAGTTGCAAATACTTTTGCTAATAATTCAAATTCATTTTTGAGTGCACCATAAATCCTTTTGTGTATAGCTGACATTACACGTGAACCTCTTTCAAGTAATGCCATAGTAGTTCCTACTGCTGCTTGTTGATTCATATCTCCAACTTGTGCATCAGCAATACTTGCAAATCTTTGTCCTGCATCTACTACAATACCCATCAATTGTAATAATACTTGGTCAGGTCCTTTGAATGGTAATGGCATAAATGCATCACGTAAATTACCTCCTGGTGCATCTACGTCTCTAAATTCTCCGGGTTGTAAAGGTTGTGCATCATCACGAACTCTAATACCACGCATTTTAAATCCAGATGGTAAATTAGCTAAAGTTCCTGCATCTAATAATTGTCTTAAAGCTGAAGTTGCAGTTCTTGATAATCCACCAATCATGTGAATTAAACCAAAGCCATAGAATCCAAGTCCTGGTAAAAATTTAAAATGTACAAAGTAATTTGTTCTATTTTTTAATGGATCATCTGATTTATAATTACGTTTAATAGACAAAACTTCTCGAGATGATTCTTCAATGGTTACAACGTAAGGAAGTTTAATACCTGTGGGCTCACCAGTTTGAGGATCTTTATCTTCAAAACCTTCCAAATCTAAATTAACATGACATTCTAATAAAGTATAAATGTCTTCTTGTTTTTCAACACGAACTCCTTCTAGTTCTCTTTGTTTACTTTTAATTTCATCTTCTTTTAATGGTGGTTCTCCAAGTTCTACATCTCTATAGAAACCACTTACTTGTTGTTTACGTAAATCGTTTTCAGAAATTTTAATTACATGAATAACTGCTTCTGCATCTTCAAGAGAAGTTGCTGAATAAGGAACAATTAAATCTTCTGCAGGTATAAATTTAGATACCGCTCGTCCAAGAATTGCATCATAATAAACTTTTTTAAATGTAGATCCTGATAGAGGTAAATAAAATAACATTTGATCAAATTCAGGTTCGTATTCTTTCATGACGTTCATAATCTGATAGTTCATGAATTCTTTAACTCGCATCGCTTGATCTTCTTTATTACGATCAGTTAAACCCATAATTTGTGTTCGCACGGGCCCGTCCGCGGGAAGCAATTCTTTGTAAGCTTGTGCTTGAAACTGTGTTACTGATTCTGCAAGAACAGGATGAGTTACACCTGATGCACCTTTAAATGGTTCTGTTCGTTTTTCATATTTAAATCCTAATAGATCTAAACCATTGGTATATGCCATCTCCCAATCTTGACGAGAGGATCTATAATCAGTATATTTTTCATCTAATTCAGATCCAATATCTGTTAAAATACTTTCGTCTAAAAATTCTGCTAGATTTGAATAATGGTCTTCTCCTCCTGGCATAGATGCAACACTTGGATCAAAAGAAATTTCTGCTCCACCATCTTCGCTCATGTTAATTTCAACAGGAGAATCTGTAGGTTGTATTTCTTCTTGAATAGTTTGTTCTACTTCAGTTTGACCTGGAATTTCAATAGTAGTCTTTGTATTGGGTAATGACTTATCAATTTCTGCCATGATTAATTATACCTTCTTCTAAATAATGATTCAACACCTTGTGAGTTAGGACCTTTAGCAGGTGGCACTGTTTTTGTCAATCCACCGTTAGCGAATCTAGCCCCTACATTAAACATATATTCTGGTTTTCCCATTTGTGTGTTTCTTGAAAAACCAATATCCATTCCTGAAGTTCTTTCGTCATTTAGATTATAGTCCCCTAAAGAATAATTCAATGTTTGTTCTTTTGGGCCTGCAGATCCTCTTATAAATTTGTTTTCTCCTGTTCTATAATAACCTTGAGCTAATGGTCTTTTATCTACTTCATTAAATAATGGTTTAACAGCCATCAATCCATAATCAGGTCCTGAATATCCAATACCTAAACCTTTAGGCATTTGTTGTTTAATATATTCTCTTAATTCTCTAGCTCCACCGGATTCGGGAAGAATAGTTCTTTTTTGTTTTTCAACTGGTTCTAAAAAAAGTGATCCTTCTCCTTTTTCAAGTCCCGTTACTTTTTGTCCAAAAATTGAAACGATATCTTCGTCCTTAATTTCATTTTCATCCTCATCATTTTTTAATTTATTTTTAGCTTTAACTATTCCAGCATTGGCAAAACTTGCTATTCCACCATTTGCAAAGTCAGGTTCACCACCAGATTTTATATCATATTGTCCCAAATTTCTTTCAGGTCCATATTCTTTTTCTATATAGTCCAATGGATTATTTTCCATTTGATCTTTAGTTATTCTTCGTTCTTTAATTTTTTCACGATTCTTAATTTTACCTGTAGCTGCTCTTTCAGCTGCTTCTATATCACCAGCTGCTTTATCAATTGAAGTAACTCTCTCACCTAAATCTAAAGTTTGATCTCTTTGCCATTGAGGTTCTGTTTCTAAAATTTGAAACTCTCCTGGTTCGTTGGTTGCTTTTCCTGTCTCAACATCAAAATCTTGTTTTGGTTTTTTATATTGTAGATCTACAGTTTGACCATTTGGATTTCTTGGCGAATCAATTGTAACAGTAATTTCTCCATCTATTGGCTTTTCGGTTAATGTGAATGTTGTATCGCCATCTTTTAATTTTTTAATATTAACTGTGTCTTCTAATCTTTTTACTTCTGGAGATATATCTTTTCCTTCTTTTATTATTTTATTAACTAATGGAGTAAACCATTCAGGCATTCCAGAAACTTTAGGTAATATTTTACCAGCAGCTTTTATAGCTTTAATACCTGTACCTTTTAATGCTTTTCCTAAAACAGGTAATGCGGCAATACCACCCATTATTTTTAATAAAGTTCTACGATCCATTATTGAACTTCCTTATCTTTGTTAGATAGATAATCATATAGACTATATCCAGTAGATGCAATAAGTCCTGGTATTCCTAAAAATCTAGAAGCACCTGCTATAACTCTTGGATTTAATCCTAATCTTAATACAGTACTTAATCTTCCAGGAATTGCTTCACCTACATTTTTAAGTGTACCATAATTTTTTAAAGCACCCATAATTCCAGTTGCTTCAGCCGCAGCTGGAGCTGCTATAGTTCCTGCTCTCTTTCCTAAAGTCTCCATCGTAGCAAGTCCTAAATAGTTTAATGGATCAGTTCCAATATCTTTGAAAGTTGTATCTTCATCTAATGCTTGTGGTATTGTAAATGCAGCTGTCGCTAATGGACTACCTAGTCTATAAAATCCTTTTCCTAATACTCCCTTAACAGGAGACTTACCCGCGATCCGCGCTTCTTCAATCGTCTTTTTCGCATCAGGTAAACCAAGTCCAACTGTTGCACCACCGATCATCGCCGCAGCTTCGCCAACCATTTTTCCAACTTCTTTAACTTCGTCTGGTATTTCATTATCCGCGATCCAATATAAAAGATCCGATTGAGATGATTTTTGATTTAGATCATCTGGACTAACGAAACCCGCATACGCATCGTATTTAATAGGTGATGCTAATTTTTGTTCTGGTACTTGTCCCTCTACTGCTTGATCTTGCATTGCGGTTTGCGTGTCTTGGATCGGGGACGTTTTTTCTTTTGCAGACAAGGCAGCTGTCATAGCAGTAAGTAAACCTGCTCCTGCAGCAGCGGGTTTTCCAAATCTAGATAAACTAGATAAATAAGATCCTAAATTAGATCTTCTTCCTGTTGCAGTTGCTAAACTTTTTATAAATAAATCATTAGGATTTTTTTTATAAATGTCTATAAACTCTTCAGGAGTTTTTAAATCTTTTATTAAATTATAATTTTTTTCTGCTTCTATTTCTTTTATAAAAGGATATTTATTTTTTTTAACTTCTACTCTTAAAGTTCCAAAATCAGGATCATTTGGATTTTTTTTAAAATTTTCATAAAGTCTATTGTGATAATAAGCATTTTTAAAATAATTTTTTATACCAGTTGTTCTAGGTCCAAAATCTCCTTCTCCTTCTAAAATAGATTTTTGTGAGGTAACTGGAACAGGTTTTCCATCAACAAAATCAACATATCCTATTTCATATCCTCCAGTTTTTTTTGCAACTATATTTCTTATTTTATTTATTTCATCTTTATAATCTAAATAATCTTGTCTAGTTGGATTTTCTATTAAAGAAAAATTTTTAGCTGCCGTTAACATTTGATTATCAAATTGAGTTTTAAATTGGTTTAAAAAATTAGTAGTTCTTTCACCTACTAAATAATATTTTTTAGGTAAACCAAGTTCTTTAATAAAAGCTTTTGGTAAAGCATGTTCTAATACAGTTCCTGCTTCTGTAACTTGTTGTGCTGCTTTTTCAACATTGTCTAATACATCAGTAGTTTTTTTACTATAACCTAATGATCTTAATATTTCTCTATTGTATCTTGGACTTGGAAATTTATTTATAATCTTTTTAACTTCTGGAATTATTTCTAAATTTCTTTTTTCTCCTGGATTTGCATAATACAACTGTAATTGAGTTATAACTCTATTAAAATCATTTTTTGAAAAACCAGATTTTTTTATTAGTTTTTCATATTCAGGTTTTCCAGATTGAAGTCTTCCTTCTGGTATTTCAATTCTTGATAAATAATTTTGTAACCTTTCCATGTTTTTTGTAACACCTGGATTAACATCTTGTCTACCAAGTTGAACTTCTTTGGTAATTAAATCTCTTAATGTTTCTTTTTCAGGGCTTCTTTTTTCTGGGTACAAAGATTTTATTCCATATTTTTTTCTTATATCTTTTATTGTAACACCAGGTGAATTTGCATATTCAATAAATTCTTTTTTTAATTTTGGAGTAGTTAATATTTGTTCTTGTTTAGAAAGACCTTGTTGATTTTTTCCAATTATTTTAGGTCGTCTTGCTAATTCTGCTTTTGTAATTTTTACTGGTGCAGTTCCATCTTTCATAGATTTAATAGCACTCTCTAATGTTGTAGAAGATCGTTGTGCTCCTGGTACAAATTTTTTTGTTAAACTTATTGTGCTTTGACCTTGAAGATATAATTTTTTAATTTCATTTAAATCTTTTTCTAAAGATTGTCCTTTATAAGCCATTATCGTTTCCTCTTTTTAAACATTGTACCAAGACCTTTATCTAAAGTTCTATCTAAATCACCAAACATACTTTTATAAGATATACCTTTAATCAAACCACCTCTAGCATTTGGTTCTCTATCTTTAACATCAAAATCTTCTAAAATATTTTTGTTATTAATATCATCTGTTATCTTTTGAATTTTTTTAAATCCTTCCGGATCATTCTGTTTTATAAAGTTTGTAAAATCTTCTGCAGTTTTAGGATCTGATATATTTATACTACTTGAACTACGTGGTTCAAATATTTTTTCTAATTCATCTAATTCATTCATTTCCTCGAGAGTAAATAATCTTCTATCTTTTACATCTTCTGCGTATTCAGCTTTTTTTCTTAAAAAATCCATACGACTTTGAGTTTTTTCACCTGCTACAGGATCTAATTTACCTGTTAAATACTGTCCACGATAATATGCTTCTTCTGCTTTACTTCTTTTTAAAGCTTTCTCTGCTTCTTCAACAGTTCCTTCTGACATCCAAGTTTCTGAATCTCCAAGTAGTTCTTCATAATCTTGAATTTCTTCTTTAGTAAGTTGTCTTGATTTATTTTTTTTAATTGATTCATCATATTTAACATAATCATCTGGATTACCCGGATCAAAACCTTTTCTTGCCATGTCGGCTTGTTTTTTTATTCCTTCATCTATAACTTCTGTTATACTTTTTGAAGCAATCTTAACAGGGGCTTTTGGAATTGTTACTTCTCCTGTGTTAGGATCAAAAGTTTCCATAGATTTCTTACCTTGAAGTTTTTCATTTACATCATCTACTAAAGTTTTAAGTCCTGTCTTTGCTTCTGTTACAACTTCTGCTTTTGAAAATATATTTGGATAAGTAGATCTTAAAAATTGTAAATTATTTAAAAAAGTTTCTAACTCTTCTTCGTTTTTAATTTGAGGAAGAAAATCAGAATCCATTCTAACTAATTTTTTTAATTGTTCAGGATCCTTAATATTTCCTAAACCTTTTCTTAAAATTTCAGGAGAAGTTAAATCTGCGTTATATAAATTTCTAAATTCAGGATTTCTACTTACTTTAGTCATCATACCAAATCTTGGAGACATACCCATATCTTTTAAGATATTTAAGATTTTCATTCCTAGAGCTGCAACTCTCTTTGAATTTGCCATTAGTAATACTCCTTGTCGTTATGAATTACAGGTTCATCCTTATAATCCTCGGGATGCTCAATAAAGCCCCCCTGTCTAAATCTCATTAATGCTTGTGTCATTGAGTCTACGAGGTCATCGTGATCTCCAAAAGGAAATGCCGCGCATTCCTCAATAACCTCTTCTGCAAAACTTGCCTCTGGCGCCCATATCTGCCCACTCTCAAAAAGAGGAGCAACGGCGTTTATACGGGAATGCTTATCATTTCCTTTGCTAGGTGTAAAGTTAATCACAGGTATACCCATCTTACGTAATTCATAAGTTAGTGGTAATCCTGATGCTTTGGACTCAATCACCACTGATTCCGGTTTCCAATAGTGATATTGTTCTAAAGCTCTACGTCTTAATTCTGGAAACTCTAGTCGTTCTTTTATTGCATCAAGTAAAATTAAATTAGGTCCTGAATCAGGATTTGGATAAAATACACCCCATGTAGTAATAGCTGAATAATCTGCTGTTTCTTTTTTAAGGAATGCCGTGTCATAACTTTGTATCACATGATACAATTCCGGAATATAATCCTTATCCCACTTACGCCACCAATCACGTTTAATGATTGAACCTTCTTCGGATGTTGGGTTCTGCATCCACTGTGCATTCCATTTCTGAATAGATAAAGATGCTTTAACTGATTCTAATTCTGATAACTTCCAATACTCTGGCCATACCGGTTTTTCATCAGGCAAGATTGCTGGAAATTCTATCATTTCCCATTGATCAGATTTGATTCCTTTTTGAGCCCCGATCAACGATCCGGTAAGATCTTTCAAAGACCAACGCGTCATGACTACGACAATCTTTCCGCCAGGTTGTAATCGCTGACGTGGTCCTGATGTGTACCATTCATAAGCACGTTCCAGCGCTTCTGGATTCATCGCATCTTGTTCCGAGTGTGGGTCATCAATAATAAGTAAATCCGCTCCGCGACCCGTGATCGCCGATCCAACACCCGCTGCGAAATACTCACCACCTTGATCCGTCTCCCAACGGCCCGCGGCTTGCGAATCTTCGCGAAGTGTCGTTTTGAAAAATCTTTTATAATCTGGACTGTCAATTAAATGTTTTGCTTTTCTACCGAATCGAACAGCGAGCTCCGTGGTGTGCGTCGTTTGAATAATTTTTAATTTTGGATTACGACCAATCATCCACGCAGGTAATAAAAAAGATGCAAATTCTGATTTAGTATGCCTTGGTGGCATATTAATAATTAAACGATTAATCTTGCCTTCTGCAAGACGATTAAATTGTTCAGCAATTTTTTTATGATGTGAACCTTGTATAAAATCAGGCCACATAGATTTTACAAAAGTTAAAAAGTCTTCGTGTACTTTTTGTTCTTTTACTTTCTCATCATACTTGATTGCATACTTCATAAACTCCTTACGTGCATCCGTAGGAAGCTTATTCAAGTCTATCTTACTTACATCCATAAAAAATTTTTATAAAATTTTTGCACCTCTCACTTTTGTTTGAAAGTATTTATCACGGTTGAATGTCTAAATCTAGCACTAAAGGTCAAAGTTTTGGGACCCCTTTTACGTATTAGGGGGGTGGGGGGTCACCGTTATAGTATAGTCTATATTGGTTGGGGTTACTGTGGGTGGGTGGGCCCGCAAGCTAGCAAGCTTACAAGTTTAGGTGGGTGGGTGGGTGGGCCCGCAAGCAGGCAAGCGCGCGCAGCGCGCTCCAAGAGAAGAGGCGAGCGCGCCGCGAAGCGGCGCACAACCTACACTAGAACATCAATCTAGTAATGTGTAATATTCTTCTGGAAAATGTTTAGAGAACCAGCTTAATCCTTTTTGCATAGTTGCATAATCCTCTAATCGTTCAGCACCTATAATCATATCATACACAGCCACAGCAAACCAAGGTAGCGATGCAGTCGCACCACTAAATCTATTTTCAACCTCGATTAGTTTGTCTTGCGCATCTAATGTTAGATTAACATCAAATGGTATCTTATATTCTTTGTCATTATATTTTACTACTTGCATTGTTTTCCTTTCTGTTTAGTGAGTCGCTTTACATAACAAGGTTAGGCGACTCACAGTTAAATTATTATATATGGGATATTATGTCAATACATTACTTTCATTTTGTTTTAACTTTATAGTTGTACGAGTATAATTTACTCCTTGCCAATTTTGGTGTGTTGTTTCAACTATATCTATTGGGCTTTCCTGTGGTTTAGTTTTAAGTCCAACAAAACTAATTAATTGAGTCATATGTACATCCAGCCAATTATTCATACATCGCTCATCGCAAAAGAAATATTCCCAATTCTGTAACCAAGAATGTTTTTCTTGTGTGACATTATCATATCTTGCAAATCGAGTTCGCAAAACTTTATTGCCTTTAGTTCCTCGCACTCTTGATTGTGTATCGTATGTATGACACTTTGTTCCCTGACAAATATGTTTCATAATTATCCTTTCAAAGTTATTGTAAAGTTTTTTGCAGTTCTATATCCATTTCTGTCCAAATCAAAATAAGTTAAAACTGTTTCGCCTTTTGTTGTAGTCCAAACTTTTGACTTGTCATCAAATTTTGCAGAACGAAATTCTCTTTTTTGTTCTACATTTTTTTCTCCGTTAATAGTTTCAGGTATGAAACTTACTACGAAATTTACTCCATTATCTATATTCATATTTTTCTTTCTAGTTAGTTATGGGATAACATTTAATATATTATCCCATAAGTGTCAAACAGTTAATTTAATGCAACTGCTGATTGTCTTGCCTTTTTAAACTGTGCAATTACAGCTTTATTATCTTGTTTAGTTCTTCTTGATTTAATTAAACTAGCCAAGTTTTCTGGTTGATAGATAGTTAATGATACTCCAGCAGTTCTTTGCAGTTCGTTTTCATTAATATCTAAACCTAGAGCACCACACAAATCGATTGCGTCTTTAACATACTTATAATCTTTAAGTGCTAAAGTTATATCTCGCATATCCTTTTGTATCATTTCAGCCCAAGTGTAATGAGATTGAACAAAAGATTGTCTAGCATTTTTAAATGCTCTCATTTGTTCAAAATCTTTAGCTGAACACGGAATAGTTCTTGAGCGACAATAGCTAGTTCCGATTACATCTAAACTATATTTGTCTTTCCATTGTCCATATATTCCGTCCTCGTTGCTATATCCCAAAAACTTTTTAATCTTATCAAGTTCTTGAGTGTGGTGTGGGTTGCTACGATTTTCTTGGTGTTGAACATTGATTTCAGGATTTAGTCCAGCACTC